TGTCGGGGCAACTGCGGTATCAAAGAAATCAACATACCCGGCGGTGCCGTTACCAATAACGGTGGCTTGTTTCAAGCGCACGCGGCCAACGTATAAAAACCCAACGCCTTGAACCTTCGCGGTTCTTACGTCATATTGCATTGTCATAGGTATCTCCTAAAGCCAAAGAAGGGGACCGAAGTCCCCGCTCAATTAGTCGAAGTTACCGTATGGGTAAGCAGTAGCTGTGCCGATATTTGTATCGAGCTGGGTGTAGCGCACTGCGGCGGTGAGCGTGCCGGCAGTGATTGTCGGCAGAGTTGTACCCGAACCGCCTGTGTAGGGGATGGTGAAGGTCACGACAACTTGGGAGAAACCAGCGGGCTCCACCACGCCCATTGGGTTGGTGAAATCAAAGGTTGTGGCATTGGTTGCGAGCAACTGCGCGCCAGTTTGAGTGATGGTGTTGCGACCGGTTGCGGCGTTCACAGTGGTGATGCTGCCGTAGGTGGTGTCGTTGAAGGCGTTGCCGATGCTTGCAGTCACGGTACCCAATGTGCCGCCAGTAGCGGTAATCACCACGTTGGTGTCGATCAAGAAATCGTTGATGTTGGAGCCAACAGGGATGTAGAACACAACGCCGCGATACAAAGTACCCGCGCCACCTGTGCCAGCGTCAGCAGTGATGACTGCTGCAGTGGGGGGATAAGCAGTGGAGCTGCGCGTGTAGACGGTGCCGTTGATGTTGGGGATTTGATTGCCGTTGACAAACTGGCCAGAGCCGCCGGAATAACCAGCAGTAGCGACAGTTGTGTTTGTCAAAACAATGGAGCAGTCTTGAGCGAGGTCGGTGTAGCCAACATCGCGGATGCCGCCAAAACGAGAATTGCCCGAGAGAATCGGGCCTTGGAAGGTAGAACGTGCCATGACAAAAAGTCCTTATGCAAAAGTCCCTGTACCAATCGTTGCATCGTCTGCTGGGCCAGTCCGGTACAGGTGAGTTCCCAGACGTATGGTGACTATACATCATTTTGGAGGGAACGCAAGGGCTTCTTTTTTCGCGCCTCTAGCATTTTGGCTTTCCAAACGGGGTCCGCCCAAAGCGCTTTCGCTGCTGCAGCTTTTGCTGCTTTGACTTCTGCGCGGTTAGCAATTTCTTGGTTGTTGGCTGTTTGTTTAGCGGCGTATTCTGGGTCAGCCCATTGTGCTTTTGCTTGCGCACTTGTTTTGGCTTTAGACGCTTCTGTATTGCGGCCTCGCTTAATACCTTCTTCACGTTTGTTGCGTGTTGTAGGGTCTGCCCATGTCGCCGTGCTATTACCCGCCTTGAGTGCGCGTGCCTCGGGCGTGCCTTGTACTGCCTTTTGCGCTGCGACGACTTTGGCTCGGTACTCTGGTTGTTGCCAATGCTCTTTTGTAAATCTACCATCTGCAGCCTTTTGTGCATCGGTTTTAACAAGCCCACTTGCACCTTCTCCTCCATCTGTGAGGTTAAACAAAGTCCCTGTTTTTAAGTTCCGGCGACCGTACAGCGCAATCAGCTCAACTTCTTTAGCAAACGCTTCTTCCTCAGACTCTGTTTCAAACACGCGCTCGCACGTTGCTACAAGACCCCGTTGCTTCAAATGTGAAATGAAGTCTTGGAATGGTTTGTTGTGAGACCCTCTGGACCAGTGAGAAATGTCTCTGTCGCCAGTACCTTTACCGACATACACAGGTTGGTCTTTTTTTAACGGGCGGGGATCGCGGTACACATACACATAAAACATAAAAGCTCCTTTGGTTGATACCCCGACTATACACCAATGGACGGCGATTTACAATTAATTTTCTAAATACTTTTCGAAAACTAGTTTTGATACCGGTAATGTGCTGCGCCAAATAAAAAAGGCCCCGAAGGGCCCTTTTCTTGGAACTTTGGTTTCTTTTTAGAAGGAACCGCTAGAACCAAACACACCGAGGGGGTCTGACCAGCCAAAGCTGTAGCGCTCGCGTGATTTATAACGTACGTTACCCGTATCGAAGTCTCCATCCATTGAGTTTTGCAATGGAGTACGGACGAAGTGTTTCAAACCGTTAGGCACGTCAGTGGTCAAGAACCAAGCATTGGGGTCGGTCAAGAAGTGGTTAACTGTATAACCTTCAGGAACCGCACCGTTGTTCTTCAATGCGTTGACGTCGTTGTTGTTGGTACCTACGCGGAGTTCAGTTTCCAACAGGCGAGTAGCCACGAACATCAATGATGGAGGAACGATCAATTTCTTGGGTTTGGCGGCGATCAACAGACCACGTTCGTCAGTCCAAGCAGCGATTTGAATCACGGCGGCTTCCAAAGAAGTCTCGTTCAAGTCAGCTTGAGTGGCGGGTGTGTTGCTGTTGGTACCACCGGAGACCAAGGGGTGAGCAGTGCTGAACAAAGCCACGCCGTCGCCGCCAGTGTAGGTAGAGCTGAAACCGTTATTCAACACAGAAGCGCCTTTGACTTGCTTGGTGTAAGCCATTGCGCGAGCCAAACCTTTGGTGTAGCGAGCAGACAAGCTGTCGTACAAGTTATCTTCGATCGCTTCTTCAGTGATCGAGAAACCCAAAGCGATGGTTTCGTGGCTGTAACGAGTTGTCCATGCTTCCTGTGCGTTGTCATAAGCGATGGCGGAACCTTCGTTTTTGACTGGTGCAGCAGAGAAACCAGACAATTTGGTTTCTTCTTCAAAGCTACGTTCCGAAGTTTCGGTTTCGTAGATTTCTTTGTGCTCTTCGCCGTAGCGAGCGTATTCCAGACCGAACAAAGCGTTCAGGCCGGGGAGCAGTTCTTTAAGCAGTTGTGCGCGTGAAATAGCCATGATTTACTCCTTACGCACCGGTGGCGTCGTTGTATTGAGCAGTGTTGAGTTTCACGACGAACTCATAATAAGTCGTGGCTGTAGCACTACGGGGGCCTGTGGCGGATGCGGTAATCACATCGACAACGCGCAGGGGGAAAGTGTTGGTAGTGGTGGCAGAAGAACCATCAATACCGTAGGCGGAGTCACCAGTGGTGGTGCTGCCCACGTTTGCAACCAAAGCCACGTTCTTGCCAACGATCGTGCGAGCATAAGCTGCAGGAGTTGTAGAACCAGCAGTGGTAGCTGCGACTTGGAACACGGCAGTAGGATCATCCACAACATAGGCGTAAGCCAATGCGGTGGTGGTGGACGCGGCTGCAGGGTAGAACTGACCTTGGACGGTTTGGCCCAAAGAGTTCACATATTGACAACCAACGACGACACCGACGATGTCACCAGAGTTGGTTGTGTTTGCTGCCACGAGGTAGCCACCACTTTCTTTCACGGTATCACCGTTCAAGATTGCAGTAGCGTAGCCAGCGGCCACGGGGATTTGACGGATCGCTCCGGCGTAGGGCATACCATCCAATCGTTGGATGGGTTTCAGGCCGTACGTGCTAGACACGGTAGGGTAAGCCATTTAAGACTCCTTGAAAATTGTTAAGAACCAGAACCAAATGTGACCTTCGTTTGCCGTTCCGCGAACTTTTGCATACGAGGATCATTGTCTTTCAGATAGCTGTTGTCCACTGAATCCATCTGGGCTTTGTTCTGGTGTGCGTAGTATTGGCTACGCTGTTCCAAAAACTCAGAAGGAATACGGCAGAGCAGCAGCCCGCCCACTTCGATGTTTCCTTTGAAACGACCTTCGGTGCTTGCGTGCATCATAAGCTCGGGATAGTCCTCTGCTTTGCAGGGTTCAAATCCTTCGCGCAACTTGCTAGAGATATTGCTTGGATCAGCGGCACCCAACATTGCTGTGCGGATGTAACGATGAGTCCAACCGGGACGAGGATCAGGACTCGGTAAAGTTTCAGGTGGACGCCACGCTTGTTGGCGCATTGCTGACTTACGATCTTCCAGCTCACGAGCTAGACGATTTGTTTTACCGTTTGTTTGAACTGCTTGTTCCATGTTTAACCTCTATTAAGTTTGGCAACCTGTTTCGCGTACTCTTCGATTGGAACCCCAAGCCTGCGAGCGATCGCAGCTTCGGATGCCTTCAAACGAATACGGTTAGGCGGTGTGCTACGTGCGGCTGGGGCCACAACGGTAGCGGGTTTTGAAGCACGGCGCTGAGGAACTTCTTCCTCTTCCACCGGGGTTGATCTCTTTTTGGGCGGATCAGTTTCCTCTTCGCTCTGAGCATCTTCAAAATACTCAGGAAAACGCTTTCGCATTGTTTTGTCGATTGTATCGAAGTATTCCTTCGTACCGATATATTCTGGACCATACTGCTTCTGGAGCTTCTTGTCAAGGCCCATTGCAGTCATCGTCATCTCTTCATCTTGGCCCCACCAATCGCTATTGTTCTCCACCCACTGCTGGGTGCGGCGGCTCATGCGCGGTGCTTCGGGCTCGGTCGGCGCGGGTTTGAACTCCTCGCGTTCCTGAACCT